AGCACATGGATGCTATTTTGTATTTGGAGAAGCTTCGTCAGACACTTGTCGGACTTAGTTCGAATACGCCAGTCCTCCCATCCCGCTCATGATACGGAAGATGTTGTAGTTCACTGCGAAGATACGGAACACATAAGGATAATCCTTAGAAGGGTAAGTACCTACACCAGTCGAGACAATGCTATCAAACACAAGGGTTGCATTGTCTATGCGGCTGAAGTTACAAGTACCTGATGGTTGGTGTTCCTCTGGTTGAACTGCGAAGGAGTACACGTTGATAGGATTGATGACACCAAACGCATTCTGAGAAACGTTAGCAGAACTTGCACGTGCTCCATCTACCGTCAATGTACCTGCGATAGATGCGCTGAGCTGGTAAGTACCGGTTCCGCCAGAGCCAGAGCCATAATCCACAATGAAAATACCGGGAGGAATGTCTGTTCCAGTGATCAACATGTTCTCTGTCAAAGGAGTACCTGTGATACCAGTCACATTGAGAACGTTTCCAGTGATCGTACCGTTTGTGATGGTAGCATTAACAGGAGAAGCCCCTGCGTTATTGATGGAAACAGCCGCATTGCGAGTTGGCCAGAACGCACCGCCAGTGTGGTGTTGGTAGGGCTGTACCTTGTAGAAGTAGTCGCCATACCGTTCATCAAACCGATCCTGACCATTGAGCTGGAGACGGCAGCGATTCACGATATCGTCGTAGGTGAAGGGTTGAGTGTAGCCGGCAGAGGCAGTCAAGGTAGAACCGCAATCGGTCTTGCGCATGTCCTGGAAGACCCAAATGAGCTCCTTGACAGGGTGATTGAGAGTCAAGTCAATACGAGCAGAAGAGGTCGTGATGCTCTGAGGGAGACCATACTGGAGCTGATCAATGAGGTACTCGTGGGACTCCTGTGCGAACCGGCGACGCTCATCCACATCCAAGTACACGTAGTCCAAGTACAATGCGATGTCTTGGAGCTGAGGAAGAGCGGCTGCTGCTGCGGAAACTGTGGTGTATCCACTGCTCTTTTGAACAAGGTCCGTAGCACTACCGAGAGTGATGTTGAACCGCACCTCGTGATATTGAAGAGCGATCAAGGGAAGAGCAAGACCTGGGTTACGGCAGAACCAGAACTGGAGAGGAACATACAAAACACCTGGGCGGCCGCGGCAAGTGCTCAAGCTACTCACATTACCACCGAGGTTTCCACCCACCATGCTATCCAACTTCACGGAGGTATCGTAGTCAGCGGTGAGGTTCTCCCAGAGGAACAACCACTCGCCATAGTGAGTGTCAATGACTTGACCACCGATCTCAAGCTCAATCTTCTTAAGAAGAGCATACCCGAGACGACGCTGGAGACCAGAACTCCAATAGATTGGATTGGTCATCGTTGTAGTATCTGGCAAGGTGACCTCTACATAGGTCTTCCAGACAAGATCTGCGTTGCGGTTTACATTGGCAACGAGACGTTGACCATAGACGGGTGCGCCGGTAAAGTTAACGCGCATTGCCTCAATCGCAAAATTGGTGTGACGCTTGTACAAAATCTTCCAGAACGTGATGTGAGGATTGCCAGTCAGATAGGCATCCTGGGCGCCGTACGCAACGAGTTGAAGTAGACCACCACCCATTTGTGTTTATACTTTGCGAGGATAAATTCTACTTGAGTAAGCTCCGCGCACACATGACATAGAGGAAAAGAGAGTTTGCTACAGCCAATCCAAAGACGACGATAGAACGGAGTGCGAGGGAAATTCCAGACATACCCCTCATACGCGATGCTAAGGTCACATCACTGATAAGAACAATTCCAGCCGCAACGGATGCAATGATGAAGAATGCGAAAAAATAGTTACACACCGTCTCGTTGGAAATACCTTTGGTCATTTCAATCTCCTTGTCGCCCATTTTATATTTTTAAAAGATATAAATGGCTAAGAACCCAGAAGAACCCGATGTTTCTGATTCGCCTCCTTCTTCAAAGAAACCAAGAATGGAAGTCCCCGAAGTCGGAACCCCGAAACCTGGAGGCACTCGTGCGTATCGTAAGAAGTTTGACACGTGTGTGAAAGCTGTGCGGAAAACTGTGAAGGTGCGGAAGGGTTCTAACAAGGAATCTGCTGCGATTGCCATCTGTACCAAGAGTGTGCTTCAAACACGTGGACGGACAATGAAGAAATATCGGAAAGGCCGCCTGATTACGCAAAAGTTCTAAACTAGATACAATGGCAGCGATTAATTATCAGAATCTTCTCAATCTGATCACCGGACTTGCGCCAAATGCGGATGAAGCTGCGAAGAAAAACGTACTCACGCAAGTGTCTGACGCACTGATTATCGGACAAGAACCAGATGGTCGCCTTCGTCTGCGTGCAATTGGAACGCGTGCATCTCTTCAGTATGCACCACAGGGTATGAATATGGATGGGTGGATACGTGCAGAACTCGCACAATACATCGAAGATTTCGTAGCGAAAGGTGCGGTTTTACCACAACAAGATGTGAATATGGCCGTAGATGGTGGTCGGAAACGCCGTTACAGGAAAAGGACACGTAAAACAAAGAAGCAAACCACTCGTCGCAGATAATATATGTATACTTCACAATGAATCAAGTTCTTGAACTTTATAAAAATGCGTTGGATCGCCTGACCGCGGCAAAGAATGTTGACGATAAGAATCAACAGAAAGATGCAATTTCATATACAATTAATTCAATCGCAAACAATCCTTTGGTAAGCGAGAAGCTTGCTAACAGTGTAAATATTTGGGAACGTGGCGTGAATGCTATTCCAGACAATCTTATAGGTCCAACGGTTGTTCAACTTCATTCTGTGACGCAAAGCACATACAATAAGTTAAAGGCAGAAGTAGACGAAGACGCACAACTTGTACAACAACCACCTCCGGCAGATAACCCTGCGTTTTAAGTCCTGCTGAGAACCTTCGGAACCTTTTGAACATCATGGTTCGTATGGACTCAACTATATCCAGGTTCAAATGGGTTTCTCGGATTGCGATTGAAAAAATCAATGCAAATCAAAATGCATTTGCAGGTGAAGTCCAAGCACACCTTCCTTTCTTAGCACAGATACTACAAGAAGTATCGTCTACACACCACGATGATAGGATTCAAAAAATTATGGGTGCAATTGTAGGCCTCAAACATAAACTATTTATTCTTATTGCTCGGCAACAGCAAAACGATGTGAACATGGCCGTAGATGGTGGTCGCAAGAAACGTCGTGGAAAGAAGAGCAAGAAAGTGAAGAAGAATCGTAGATACACTCGTCGTCGTTAAAAATCAGAGTAAAGGATAAATGAACTATCAAGACCTATACGATAGGATCATGAATGTGTCGGGGCCCAACGCACCTATTGCGTACAAAGAGCAGGCATTACGAACTGTCGCAGAATCACTGGTTCATAACGATCAAGCTGACTTTTCACTTAGGTTCCGAGCAAGTTCTACACTTGCTGCGTTGGATGGTCCAAATTTTGAAGAAGGAGAACGTGAGCTTTTTATAAAGAATGAACTTGTCGATATAAAAAATGACTTGAAAAAGAAGATGGAAGCTGTCCCAGAACAAGAAGATGTAGAAATGGCCATGGGTGGTCGTAAGAAACGTCGTGGAAAGAAGAGCAGAAAGGTTAAGAAGCATCGTCGGTATACGAGACGCCGGTAAGCGCTTCTCTACATGCCATTTGTTCTGCCTTTTTGCGTGTAGATCCAACTCCGTATGCGAGATGCGTTCCAGACCCATCACATACAGCGACACGAATTTCATTGAGTTTGGTGTCATTGGAAAGCATCACATACGTTGGAGTACATCCTAGGACTTTCTGACAATATTTCTGAAAGAGGTCTTTGTAGTTTGTTCCTGAATTCACAACCTCTTCAATATCTAGATATGCTTCCATGATAGTCACAACAAATGTATAGACAACATGAAACCGATTTCCGCAGTCAGTCCATAACGCTCCAAGAAATGCCTCGAAGATATCTCCGAGTTTCTTAGAGTTATTCCGTCCATTAATCGCAACCGATTCCTCGTTGTGACGACTGATGACATAGAACCGATTCAGTCCAATCTTTTTGGAAAGCTCACCAAGTCGTTCGTTGTTCACCAGTTCTTTGCGAGCATCGGTTAGAAATCCCTGCTTTCGCTCTGGGTATTTGCGACGGAGATAGGTTGCGACACACACACCAAGAACACTGTCTCCTTCAAATTCCAGACACTCATAGGATTCATCTTGTAGAGGCATCACACCCGAAGGACACGGCGCGAGTTGCGCAGGGTCTCCATTGGGAGTTGTATACTCAGATCTGCGAACATAGGTCGTATGAACCATCGCAGTTTGAAATACTTTTTGATTTTGGACTCTATAGTGCGGAAGTCCATGTTTGCGTAGAATTCCATGGATGTCTCGTTCGGTAAAGTAACGATTTCCTGGATTGTAAGGGTTATACACGTCGGCCATGTGTTTTCTTTCTGCGTGAGCGGTTCTTTTTCGTTTTTCTACCGCCATTTCTAGCATTAGAAGAAACACCTGATCTCCCTACATCCATAGCAAGTTGGGAAGAGTGTGTACCAGACGGACCTTTCTTTCCAGATACATTCTCTAGAATCTTACCTACAAGTTCTGGGGGGAGTTGAAGCTTCTTGAGAGGATCATCATCTGGATATGAAAAAGGTTGCCTTGATACTTTACTAAACGATTTCGTATCACGTATAGCTGGAATTTTCTCTAGTACGTCTATCGCTGTTTGAGCATTGCGTGTTGTGGTTTGTTTATACTCTCGAATTATCCTTTCTAATTGATCGGCATCGAACGCACCATCTGCTTCCTCTAATAATCGCGTTGAATCTAATTCAATCGCTGTCACGGCACTCCCAAATTTCGGAAACTTACGACTATAAAATTGAAGATCATCGTTATACATTAGTTCAAACACGTAATGTAATTCACCCACATATTCCATTAACTTGTCTAAATTTCTTTCCTTATCCAGATAACCTATGATTGATTGAAACAGCTGAATCACCCTTTCTCGCCTATCTTCTTTTTGAAGCAGAGTAGACATTTACTTTCTACTTCTAGTTTTTTTAGAACGTCTGTGATTGCGTTTGGTCTTTTTACGACCACCCCGAAGTTCTCTCGGAGGAAGAGGCAAACGATCGCTTGTGATTTCTATGATATAGTTTGAATGTGTTTCCTTTTTTAGAAACTCATCCGTATAATCTCCACTGCAATCTGTAACCCAGGGGGATATAGTGTCGCTTGGAATCATAGCTACAACATGTGCATTTATGGCATTCCCTTCTTCGTCCAACATGAATGTAGAGAGAATTGCACAATTGCCTCTTTCTATAATGGACTTCATTGTGGCCAAAACAGCTTGTTTTGAATCTGCAAGATCGGGGAATTCAAAGGAATGTTCTTGATACTTGATGTTTGCATTCTTTAACATTTGTGTAATTATTTTCCATGGAGTTCCTACATTTGCTTCCATTCCACGCTTAATGAATCGGTAGTTAATGGGTGTGCGAAGATATGCGTGCAACAAACATGCTACAAACACTGCACATCCTACTTCGGCAATTCCCAATCGTTTGTTGGCAGGTTGCTTCTCATCTTCTGCAACGAGTTCTTCGTGTCGTTTGTATGCTTGATTCCAAATTTCTTCAATTTCTGCCGTAGAAACTGCATTTGGTCTTGAAGGAAGAAACTCGTCTGCTCCTTCCGGTACAACAATTGGCCCTATGTGTCCGATGTCTTCCATTGTAAACTGCATTTAAAAATATTGTGTTGTCCCATAGCATACATTGATGGTCAAACCTTTGTACACACTGGCACTCAGGGCGTTGCGCGTCAACCAAGAGGTTGGAGCACATCTTACCAGAATCCAACACGGATTCCTGCCGGAAAAAAGTATAGTTCAAACCCAGCAAACGATTCTCCAATTGCAAGAGATGCTGGCAGAAATGCAACAAGCACTCAAAGCGTCCACACATTCAAATCATTCTATTCCTCTGAAATAGGTTTCAAATCAAACGAATATTCTTTCGCCACCAATTTCGGCTCATGCCGACGTACAATCTCGCGAAAGACATCTTCTCCGTGCTCGGGAAGAATGTCTAGCAGATACTCTTCTAATTGCTTCTTGGAAAGGGTCCAACCCTTCTTCCATTCCAAGGGCTTCTTGACCATAAACACCATCTTGGACTGATTCAGTTCAATCTTCTCTGGGAGTTCCTCTTCGCTGTAGGCCGCAGCAAGGTCCAGCTCCACAGAACCACGCTCATCGCGAAGAACACGCGCATTTGCGTTGACTTCATTCAGTTTCTTGGTAATCTCCACGTAACGCTTCAGAGGGGTTGCTAAGGTCTCCATTGTATGTTTCCTCCTGTTGGATCGGTGTAGATTCGTTTTCCCAACTTACGATGACTCGTTTTTCTACGCGCCCAGTCCTATGGTGAATTGTCATGTAATTTGCCACAGATCCAGCAATCGCATTCTGAACAAGATTAGCTAATTCTACGTTGTCAATGTCCGAGTCCATCACGGAATATGTATAGGTTGTCTTTTCTTCTTGCCGAAGTTGTTCTACACTCGCAACGATAGACGACACAACTTCTTCCATTTGCTACTAACAAGGAATGTCTTGGCTGGACAAAGACGAAGTAGAGAACCTTCGGAATGTGTACAACAAGGAACACCCGAAGGAACCCAAGATAGAAGCAGGAGAGACAGAACAGGTTTGGAATGAGCTTCAATCTCGTCTTCGTGCGAAATGTAAAACAGGCCGCGCAGAATGTATCGTCGCCTCTCTCCTGAAGCGTCCTAAAGCTCCTGAAGAATGGAATGTCAATCGGTATGAATGGTTGTCTTCCGATGACATTGATGTGATTGAAAAGAATTTCAAACAAGTGTTCTCTGACTATTTTTATGTAGGATCTGTTCCCATTGATTTTGATCTTCAAGACGAAACACGGAAATGTTTGGTTTCTACCTTGTGCTCCATGAAGTTGGAAGAACTCTACAAGAAAGGAAAGCATCGGATTGGAATTGTCATCAATACAGATCCACACGATGGGCCTGGACAGCATTGGGTCGCAGTGTTCTGTGATATTCGCCCAGAACTTGAATATCCTCGCTTTACCTATTTTGATTCGTATGCGATGACTCCAGAGAAGGAGATTAAAACATTGATGCGTCGTTGGAAGAAACAATGGGACGCAACGGGAATTCACTCCAAGGGAATGAAGCTAACCTACAACAAGACGCGTCATCAATACAAGGATTCGGAATGCGGAATGTATTGTTTGTATTTCCATTACGCTTGCCTGACAGAGATTCCAATGGGCAAACGGATTCCAGACGATGTCATCAACGGATTCCGAAACCTTCTGTTCCGCATGCCTAAAATAGAATCAGACGACTAAGTAATGAAGGGGCTGCTTCCTGCACTCTTGTTTGCCTTTTTGGCCTATCTTCTCTACGATACGTTCGCAGAGAAGGCAACCATTCTTTCCAGAAAGCGTCTCTGTGATTACACTGCGGCGGGATCTGTCTATGAAGATATTCAAGGGGCACTTCGCCGTGGAATTCGTCTTCTGGAAGTCCACGTGTATTCCGATGAACGTGATCAACCCGTTGTGTCTATGGTTCCTCAGAGCACTGGGCGTGATTTCACGGACAACAATGTATCCTTTGAACAGGTCTGTATAGACATCGCCAACGATGCCTTCCCTTCTAAAGACCCAATGATCTTGTCTATCGTTCCACACACTGATAAGAGCGTGACAATGAACAAAGTAGCTGAACACCTTACAACCATTACACGCCGTCATTTGACAGATCAGAAATCCATTCAGACCGCACCTATTGACTCGCTTGCGAACAAGCTTATCTTGGTGTCCGGTGGTCCCATTCACGGGACTGCCTTGGAACCATTGTTGAATCTTTCTTGGAGTGATTCCGGTCTTCGTCGTATCACCTATCAACAAGCACTTCACCCTCGTGACCCAGAGGATCTCAAGAGATATGCCGAGAACAACATTGTCATGGTCGCAGAAGACCCTATGCTCAAAACATTGACTGCGAATCCGAATACACCCCTCTCATTCGGCTGTCAGTGGAATTTCTTCGTTCGCGACCCCCCTGGATTCGTTGTTAAAAGTTCTCCTGCGTAAAAACAAAATGGAAGATACAGGAGCAACAGGAGTAGGCGGCAAGCGCAGCGCATGGATGGCACACGTGATGAAGACAAAGCGTGCACACAAGGGTAAGTCCTTGGCTCAAGTGTTGAAGATGGCCTCTAAGACCTTCAAGAAGACCCGCAAGGGTGGTGCTGCTGCTCTTTCCCCAGCAGCCGTCGGTGGTCGCCGCCGTCGTAGCACCAAGCGTGGCACTCGTAAGCATTAAAACGCAACCGTATTCTACATAACAATGGATAGTCAGCCGAAGACGAGGAAGGAGTCAAAGAAATCGGCAAAGGATAAGAAGTCCTTCTACTCAACGAGATACGTTAGGCAGAAGGTTTCTATGTTAGAGACAAATGCCCTCACCTCCGGGAGATCAACCGCGACAGCCAAATCTACGACCAAGAGATAGAGATAGAGCTGCCTTTATGGAACCTCGCCCTGTTCGGAGAGGAAGAGTACGTCCTAATGCACCCCAACCTCAAAGCCCACCTGGTGGAGAAGGCGGACGTCGTCGTACACGCCGTAAGCGCTTAACGAAGAAGCGGCGCATGTGAAACCCGATAGGTCTTTTTGTGATTTCTATTTTTAGTTCTTCCTCCGCCTGCCAATTTACGGCAGGTCTTTCCATGGTACGTCTTTTTAGAGCAACCGCTCTTGTAATACGCTGCCCGGTGGGAATATCCTTTGTAGGTTGGCATGTCTGTACCTACTTCGTCTGAGAGTTGCTTCAGAAGTTCATACGTCCAATGCGTGTATGCCTTGCGAGAGGTTAGGTCAGGTTCTTTCTCGTCAATATATGCTCGGAACACCTTTCGCAGTTTCTCAAATGGATACGCATCTGCGAGTGCATGTAAAAAGGTACGATGCGTTGCCATGTCAATCTCTTCTGGCTTCTCAGGATAGTTCTGGGCAATTGTGAAGAGAAAATCACGCCCAGGAACCGCAGTTGGTTTCATGTCATCATACCGCTTCTTCACCTCCTCAAAGGTTGGATCAGGTCCTGGATCTACAACGGTAGGATCCTCTTTCGCTTGACGACGCAACTTATCATTTACCATGTTGTGAATCTCGTACAACCACTTGCCCGGATTCCCGCGAAGAGGATGTTCCTTTACAAACTTGGTCGTGGATTCGCGACAGAACGGACAAGGCAATACATCTTTCATGGTATTCAAAACATCATCTGGGTGCTCCGACTTGAAGGCAATCAGATGAAAGAGCTGCCACGCACTTGGACCCCAGTATCTGGTGTCGACTCCCATTGTTCTTTAGTCCCAAGAATTAACTTAGCTCTCTGCGAAAATGATCGAAAGGTTTGAAATTGAAGGAACACCCGTGAACGTTACAACTGAGGTATATCCAAACAATCCACTTGTGAGTGTGTTTACAATAGGGTTGTTTGGATCGCTTGTAAACGTACCAAGTGTAGGAGTGACAGATATCGTGACACTTCCAAGCAATCCGCGGGATAATGTATCTGACAACGTAACACCGCGTATATTTTCTACATTGGTTCCGCCTATCACAACTGCTTGGAATATAGATGCAGGAGGGGGAGTACTTCCAAATGAATACGTTACACTAGCAGCGCTATCAATTTCAAAATCAGTCGAACCCAGATTCACAGTAATGACAGGAATGACAGGCGGTCCGACCACAAGTCCTTTGTGACGAGAGTTGTCAAATACCTTTGCGATAGGAGCTTGAAGAACGGATTGCGATGGAAAAACTCCGCGTCCAGCTAAGGACGAACGGATGTCAAACAACAGCTGCGGTTGAGCAGGAATATACGATGCACTCTTCCGGACAGGATCCGCAACAACAGACGATTGAAGTCCCCGAATACGAGTTACATCCGAAGCAGCTCCACGAAGAATTGGCATTTGTTTTACACTCCAGCAAAGTTATCTAACGCTGTATACCCACCTAATTCTAGAATCCTCTCCATTCGGCGTGGGTGCCACGTTGCTGCCATCAGTTCCTCTTTCAGTTTCTTCATACGATTCATTGTACGCGTGAAACTGGAGGAATGTTTGTAATAGAAGATATCATCAATTTGTTCTTTTTTCCATTCAATGGATTCGTCCACAATAACATATCCGTCGTCATCGCGGATAAAATCGCCTCCACAAATGATCTCCCAATACGTCCGTTCTGCGAAGTTTTCGCTCGAGTCGTCCTCATCGTCTGGATTGAGGGTGTAGTAGAATTGAAGGGTAGCAAGTGCGTCTGAAGGGCAATATTCGTAGCCCCAGATTTTTTCAATAACTTTGCGATGATTGTCCATTTCGGAACTCCAACGTTCTGTTCCAACTAAATCCGTTTTTTCTCTAGTTTTACATATAAAATGCTCGACACCAAGGATATTATCATCATCACCACCTCCATCTATCTCGGCACGGTTGTGTCCAAGTTCTTTACCTCTCTCTCCGAGGGTATCATCGCACCTCTCCTCGCACCCGCTGCTTCCGCTGGCAAGGGTGTGACTGAATTCCAGGTGTCCATCGCAGGTGTCAACTTGAAGGTTGGTTCTGTGATCGCATCTCTTGTGGATCTCATGATCTCCTTCTTCGTTGCGGTTGTGGCACTCAGTGTTCTCCGCACCTATTTCCTCTCCAAGATCGGAGCCAACCGCGCTTAAAAAAGTAGCTCCCTAAACACAAATGGTTAAACATACCCGTAAAACCCGTCGCGGCGGATACTGGTCTATTAACCCAATGAATTGGGGAAAACCTGAACCACTTCCTACCATTGAACCTCCTTCCACATCTAGGAAGTCCTGGTGGCAATTTTGGAAAAAGGACGAACCTGTCCCTCCTCCTCTCCCAATGGCTACTTCAACCGCACCAACGCCAGCTCCTTCTACACCCAGTGCTCCTGTCATGGGTGGCAAGAAGCGGAAGACCCGTCGTTCCAAGGGTGGGCGTCGTATGCGTAGTCGCTCACGTCAAATTTATGGACATTAATCACTTCCAAACCGGAAGCTTGTCCAACCTGTGTGCGCATGCTTAGGAAGCACACCATACTGAGATTCAATTCGCTTGCGTAATTCTGTTACGCCAGCACGCACCTCGTTCTCACGTTTCCAGCGAGAGAATTCGGCTTGAATCTGAGTCCATGTAACACCCTCCACTGGACCATCGCCAGCAGGCGGTTCCAATGGATGGAAGAACTCTGACATAAACTTCGCAATCGCATCGGAATCCTCCTTGTACTCGTTGGTGTACGCCATGACTTCCTGAGGAGGAGAAAGCTTTCTAAATCCCTTACCTTCCTTGTAGAGATGGATAAGATACGTCAAGAAGCAAGTTGCCCACTCTTCCGAGACAACCTTCTGTACAATGGTATCGTCGATAGGAAGTTCGTTTGGTGCCTTTGGGTCGTGAACAAACTTGCTTGGGAAGTCAATAACAACTAACCTACGCCAAGTGCCTCCATCTGTCGTATTGACCTTTGGCTTTTCATTACAAGCAAGGTGGAATCGTGCTTGAATATCGAAGTCGATCATCTGTTTGGATCCAGCATAAAGGTCTCGGGCAGTAATCTTTTCACACGAGGCCAGTTCCTTCATAAGTCCTGTATTCAAAGGAACTTGCTCATCTGGTTCCTGCATTGTCACAAATCGACGACCCTTCATACGAACAAGCTCTGGAGCTGCGGCAGCTGACTTATTACGTTGTTGAGTAAGCAGCGAAATAGGGGCCTTACAAGCATAGTCCCCGAAAGCGGCCGCACAAAGATTCATAAGCATCGACTTACCATTCGAACCTGATCCGGTGAGAATATGAAACTTCTGCGCATCATTTCCTCCAGACAGGCATGTCGAGAGATGTTTCAGAAAGTATTCACGAACATTCTTATTTGGAAGGATGCTGCGTAAGAACTTATCGATCTCAGCCCAACATTCGTATGTACTATACTGCTTCTCTGGATCATATACGATATTCGTCGAGAAACTCAGATAATCGTCTGGATTACATTCATCCGCTGGTGTGAATTCCATTGTCATAGTGTTAAAGACCCCGTTTGCAAATGCAATCAATTGTTTGTTCTCATCAAGCTTGTTTGCGAGTTTTTCATCAAGGAACAATTCCCTGCATTCCTTCATAACGTTCTCCTTGAACCGAGAAGTTTTCAGTTTAGTACGAACACCTGCGTATTTGTTTGCCTCGCTATTGAGCTTACAATACTCGCATTCATCGTTCATATTTTGTTCTCCCTTCTTTGTTGGTCCACAAACACAGTCATACATATCTCGTTCACGAAGCTTGTCAGTTTGCTTGTTGTCAAACAACTTTGCGACTTCCTTCGAAAGATGACATTGGAGTGAAATACCCTTATCCGTTTCACGCCAAACCGGACTCTCGTAGTGATACCACGTGTTTGTACCGTACTTTGCGCATTTATATTCATCTCCATACATCGCTCGTACAAGCATCGCAACATCGTGTTCTGTTCCAGAAATCTTGCATTCTTCGAGAAGGGATTCTAAGTTCTGCTTTTCAATTTCAGCATGTTTTTCTGGATTGTCCATCTTTGACCACTTTCGAAGACTGCGAAGATCGTAGCGGTTTGGCCCCGAACGAATACCAAATCCTTTCCAACGATATTCAAGCTCACGCGCATCCGCACATTGTTTTGGATCAATTTCCATCACTTTTTGACTGAACCGACACCACAGATCAAATCCTTGATTAGAGTGAATGTTCTTGAGACAATGTCCAATATCAATCCAATGTGTGCGATCTGTATACCGATCAGATTTCAGGTTATCAAGAAGCATCCAAATGTAGTCAGTTTCTTGGGGAGTAAGGTCACGCTCGTATACCATTCTCCCGGGCGAAGAACTACGTGGATCACCAGGTTGGCTTGGTCTTGCAGCTGTGCGTCCGCGTCCAGTAGAAACTGCACGACCGCCTGAAATTCTTACATGATCATTTTCACTGAAAGCACATTTTTCCATGACTTCGCGACCCTCGTTTGTAAGTCCAATTTCAGTTGCTGGACCACGTAGGGACATACGCATAACCCATTGAGGTGTAGGAATAATGGGAATTTCAGTGTTGTAGTTAAAGGTATCTTCTGATGTATTCCAGTCAATAATGTATTTGATCTTGTAAGCAGTTGTGTTTGTTCCATGTTTTCCATTTTCTGGTTTCTTCGATCCAAGAAGAGTCCAAGTTTTATTACGAGTCAGAACACTCTCATCATATACATCCTTCCAATCGTTCTCCAAATATTCCTTGAGTCCTGGAAAGAACTCATCCATGCGAGTGAGCAATCTACGACGGATCTGTTGTTCGATATACTGATTGGTCTTGATACTTGGAACTACAACATGAATACCTGAACGAGAAAGTACTGCTCCCTTAATTTCAACGATTGTCGGTTCTGGTTTTTCCGATACGATAAATTCTACATTTGGTGGAACCTGAATATATTTACCAACTTCTTTGGAATATGCACGAATAAAGTCCTCTACATTCTTCTGAGTATGTGCATGCACGTCGTGAGTTCCTTTTAATTTGAAATCTAAATCAACGCGTAAGGATCCAATACGAGCGCTCTTTTCCGTAATAGACGGAGGTCCATGATTTTGAATATATTCGCAATAGAGCTGATAGAATTCGGTAAGATCATCCTCGTTAATTTCCCAAGCACCTCCATCCATACCCGTATGAGTTGACCTTTCTCCTTCCGATTTGTGTCCATCGCGTTTCTTATCAGAATCCTTATCGTTTCCAGTCCCATTCAGAAATCTAGCGAGAGAACTTGGCTTGAGCGGCATGATACTACCTCAGAAAACTTGCCAGCCAACAATCCGTTTTGAACGCATGAAAAACGAATCAAACGCATTCTACAATAAAGACAACACAATGAAGTTCTGTACTGATTGCAACAACATGCTCTACAGCGTAGAGGAGAGGGACAAGAAGGCATATCTCAAGTGCTTAGTGTGTCCTTACGAGGAAGAGATCACAAAGAAGAATCCTATCGTCTACGAGCACGATCTACGACAGGACACGTCGGTTCAATATTCTGTGAATCCGTATATTAAGTTTGACCCAACCCTTCCTACCTTTACGAATATGGTCTGCCCAAATGATGGTTGTCCTACACGTGGAAAGCAGTCCAATGTCAAGGGAATTAAGTTAGATAGCACAAATGTAATCTGGATGTATCAATGTGTAGAATGTGATAAGACATGGAAGCAGATGGCAAGAGGAAGTGCTTAGAACCTCTTCGGACCCGAGGATGCATTTGCTGCACCACCCTGAATCCAACCAGCATTTTGAGGAACACGATGGTATGTCCCCTGTGAATTTTTAAATCCAGTTGGAAGACCACCTGATTGTTGTGTGCGAGAGGAGGACAAAGCACCCGATGTTCCTGCGTAGGACATGGTTGACTTCGCATCGGGATTGGACCGTGTCTGAACAACCTGAGGTGCTTGAACACGAGCGTTGTTCTGAATTGCTGAGGAATTAGGACTCAACACGTATGCAGCTTGACTCGCGAGGATATTCGCATTCAGAAGAGATTGAGACGTTGTTACGTTGTCACGTGTCTGAATCCCAGGGCGAATTCCGCTTTGAGCAGCCGCCTTAAATTTCAAGTACTGAGTGTAATCAGAAGCCGACAGAGTTGGCATTTACATGTTAAAACGGAAACTTTTCCAGTTATACTTCCTCTTTTGTATACAATGGCATCTGAGCATTCTGAAGTAAATCCTGTCTTTCGCGAAGAGGTGGTGGAGAGGAGAAAGGAACCCCGCAAGACCTTTGGATACTACACAAAGTACGAATACACTGCTCTTCTGGCTATGCGCGCTCAGCAGATTGCGGAAGGCGCAAAACCATTGGTGTCCTTGGAAGGTCTGAAAACCTCCGATCCAATGTTTGTATGGAATGTTGCGAAACGTGAAATTGAACAGCAGAAATTACCGTTTATCGTCCGCCGCCAGTTGCCCGACGGTGCTTCCGAGTTTTGGAGCGTCTCCGAACTCGAGATGAATTGGTAATTACTTGAGAACCAACGCAACCAAAATAGCCGTCAGCATCAGGAAGATCCCATCGTTCCACCCATGTTGTTTTGTGACAATCAACTGAACTCCAAACATGTCCTGGAGACCTCCAAGGCCTGTTGCGACAAACGCAGCTCCCACGAGAAAGATCAACAACCATTTTTTCAGTGGAGACATGGAAAACGGATTTGTACCTCAGCAAGAAACGGATTCTATCATGGACGCCAAGATTTCAGCCCTTGAACAAGAATACGCTCTTCTGCAAAAGAAACGTGAGGCGATGGTGCCTCATATGGAATCCATCTTCAACAAGATTCAAGTCCTCCGCAAGAAGCGTGACGAGTCGTCTGGAAAGTTAGACCCACAGGAAGAAATTGAGTTCCGCCGTGCGATGACAGTAGTCGGTGAGTTGTTGGAGCGAGAGGACAACCTCTTTGGAGGATTGAGTGTTGTGGACGAAGAACCAGACAAGGAGTTGGACACTGGGTATTTTGGAGATAGCGGTCCGAAGAAATACAGCATTGACGTACGGACTAATTATGTTCGATGTGTTTGTACAGGATTGCGTGTGTATGTGACGATCAAGACCAAAACGCCTGCTATTAAGCGGATCGTTCAGGAAATGGTAGATTCAACCGAATATGTGCCGAAAGAGGCCAAATTAGACGAACGAACACGATGGGGAATTGACTGGGATTTCCATGATAAGATTACCATCAAGAACAAGGTAAGTTCAGAGAAGTATTATAAGGAAATAGAAAAGTATTAAAAAACGGATTTGAATTCTCCAAGAAACTAGATAGTGGAGAACAAGATGAATTTCACGAACGATATGATTGAACGCTTGAGTGCAGAGGAACGTCTCCTCCTCAAGAACTTATACGACAAGGTTCAGGACAAACGCCCAGACGCTGTCCAACCTGAATGGCCATGGACAATGAAAGGACCAGCACCAGAAGAGTATGCGCTTAAGGTCCGGAAAGGCGTGCCAAGTCCTCTTCTGAAGGGGGGTAAAGTAACAGCGGGGGCATTGATTGCGGCGGCGCGAGCATCTGAGGGGGATCGTGGGTCACCAGCTTCATTGCCTGCGCTATATCTATCGACTCCGCAGGGGTAAACCGCGAATGGTCTTTCTGTATGTCTTTCTCAATCACCTTCATTTTTACATCAGAATTCATTACCAACAATCCAAGACCCAATGCGATTATAATCAGGAATCCAACAAACGCTAGACCACGATACGTAACTCTCATTGTTTCTTCGGACAGAGAAGAAAAACGGAAACACGGGTTGTAACAAGAGAGAAGTACAATGGATTTCCCAATTCCCGTTCGCTGCTATACCTGCAATCTCCCTATCGCAGGAAAGTGGAGAAAATACGTAGACCTTGTAAAGAAGAACCGCAAAGACGATGGACGTGAAGAAACAGATGGACTTGTCTATCTCACTCCAACAACAAAATACACTGCGGAAGGACGTGCGATGAATGAACTCGGATTGACACGTGAATGTTGTCGTCGTCATTTCCTGACACATCCAGGAGGCCCGTAAAGTTTCCTTGTGCTTGAACAATGAGCAGTTATAGTGAATACCTGGGACGGTTGAAACAACGCCTTCCTCAATACATAGACACACGTCCTCATCGCGACGCAGGACATCAGACGGAGGTCGTGAAACGGTTGGCTGCTTCTGGTGTTCAGGAGAACAAACGCCCTGCAGTTTCCCACAATATGGTGCTGGATGGTCCTACGACTCGTATCAACTCGCCTTACAAGAAGGCACATACGGTTCAGGATACATCTATTTTTAACTCGTATACGGCTGGTCAAGCTGTAGCAGAATCCGCTCTGACTCCAAAGGCATCTCAAATTCAGGCCGTATGCTATTCTAGTACGGTTGTTCCTGAGATCAACGATCGCTTGGCAGCGGACAGTTCTCTCGCAGCAGTTCAGGCAGCAAAGAACGCATATGGACGTGGATGGTCAAGTGCTGCGTGTTGTAAGGTGTGTGGAGAGCCACCTCAGTTCAAGGGTGGATGTTCTTGCTCCTTGACATTGGCCCAACAGGCAACCTTACCTACCTCTGTCTCTCGCCCTGAGGTTCCTTCTTAAAACGGATTTATTTTTCACATAACTTTAGAACTCTCGGAAACATGGATCTTCACGCACTTCTACTTCGTGGCTCAGGAGACAATCTCTTTGACCAATTCTTAGTGGAATGCCAAAAATTCTACGATCAGCCCGCGCACACCTTTACAGAGATGCGCACGCGAGACAACAAGAAGATCCGAGGAGACATCTTTGAGGAGTTCTGTGTTCTCTACCTCAAACATGTCCGTGGGTACGACCAAGCATGGCGATTGGAAGATGTTCCGGACGACATTCTCGGAGGACTCTCTCTGAAGCGTCAAGATATGGGCATTGATATCGTTTGCGAAAAGGGAGGACGATACACGGCAGTCCAGTGCAAATACAAAAAGCACACTGGCTACAAATCCAAGACAATTGTGACCTGGAAGCAGTTGTCCACTTTCTATGCTCTCTGTATGCGAACAGGTCCTTGGGAGAAGTATATTGTGATGACGAATTGTGATTATGTGCGTCACATGGGAAAGAAGACCTCCAAGGATCTGTCTATCTGTTTACGAACCTTTCGCAAGATTACCAAAGACCAATGGGCTCGTATGTGTGAATTGAAAGGGGATGTGTTGGCGGAACAACCTGTACAGAAACTGACCCCTGAAGAATTGCGTGCCGCGCGGTTAGCACGATTTACGCAAGGTGTGATGTAAAGAGTAATGTTAACGGTGTATACCTATAAAGTTCCAGCCCCTGCTGGATATATCAATTTTTCCAATTTACTGCTCTCTGAACTTGTGGATTCTGCTTTGGCTGTCTTTTCTCATCAAAAAGATGCTAAAGTATGGTTTGGTTATCTAGATCCATGGATGCTCACTCCTCAAGAAGATGTTCTTCTTCGCAAGGTCATTCGTGCCTTTCCGTGTGGTCTTGTCACCCATTTTCCATTGGCATTAAGTCAATCTTGGAAAAACGAAGTTGATATCATTTACACAGCAGACGTCAATGGAAACTCCGATTCTCACCACAATGGTTGTTCTGTACACAACGGGAGTTCGTCTGGACACAACACTTCTAGCTCAGAATCTCCCTCTCACGGACAACATCATCAAGATCGAAAAGCAGGGCGTACTGAAGCGAGGAGAGTCAAAAAAGGACAAAGTAAAGCATAGACAGAGACCTGCTGCTCCCAAACGAACCACTGGATTCGGTCACAACAGTATGACCATTGTCCTTCTCGCAAAAGGAAACAATGAAGTCGCAAAAGAAATCACAGTCAAGATGTTTCAAAATGGTGTCTTTCATATTACAGGTGTTCTAGATGAATCCTATGATCGCGAAGTCGTTGCTCGGCTTCATGATCATATTACAAAGACATGCCCAGAGGCAGTTTTATCTGGAGAATGGAACCTTGATTCAAGACGTGTTGTTCTGATGAATTACAAGACGAAGATCTCAGGTGTTACTAACCTTTCTCGCGAGAAACTTCACGGAGTTGTTCGCAAACTTGGATTCAAAACAAATTATGAACCTGATGTGTATCCTGCCGTGAAGATCTACTTTCCAAATACACGATGGATTGCGAAGGTCTTCCGAACTGGAAACATTATTCTGACCGGAATGACATCTGCGAGTGAATGTGCTGAGCTTGTGGAGCAGTTAGGAGGAATTCTACGCAATAGCTGAAAGACCGAAATAGACACGAAGCGAAAGAACACATCTTGCGATAAGTTCTAACCCAAGCAAGGCAGTCGCTATGGTTGAAATCAGAATGGTAACTCCCATACGCGATTCACGATTCACAGGAATTGAAAACAAGTCCAAAATAACATCTATCGCAAATGGAGTTTCTTTTCCTAGAAAGCGGGATTCCAGAGACGTACATACACATGCCTTCAAAAGCACATGTTGAAGCCAAATAAGTCCACATATACAGAATACTATAAACTGAAACCAGAACACTGGATAGATGATATGCGAAACGATGACGAGTACAGTAATCGTACAAATTGCGTAGATGTGCCAAAAATAGGTGACTTGACCTATGATCTCTTTTTTCTCTGATATCCAACCATACGCAAAGTCCATAACCGATTCAAGTCCATCCACTAGTTTATCGCGTATTTCTTTTCGGGATGACATTGTCCTTTTCTGCGTCTTTTCTGTTCAGTTTAAAACGACGAAAGATGAGTAAAGTATGCAGGCACGTGAACTTACCCCACAAGAAGTAGAAGAAGGACGTCGTGGAATCAATGGACAAGACCTGACTGCTACTCAAGTTCAGGCATTGGTCAAGAAGATGGATGGCTCCAAACAGAAATGGCGCAAACTGAAACGCGCAGGAAAGACAGCTGAATACGAGGAAAAGCTCAAAGAAGAGAATGAGGTTCTCTATTTCAATTACCCAAGTTTGTTTCAAATGCACGCAGAAGACCGTTTGGATGCTACGTTCTTTGAAATGTTGACTCTGAAGCGAAAAATTGAACGCGGAGAGATCAGTGCGGAAGAGGCAAGTCGTTTGGTTGGACAACAATTGTTCAATCGGTTTGTCCCTCATGCAATCTCAAATCAAGAAGCACCTGCTCCTAAGATGTCGTACGCAGAATATTGTAGGCAAATGGGTCAGGAGTAATTCAATCTTATGTTAAGATAAATGCAGAAGCACAATCTGCAAAACGCACTGAAAAAACGATGCGTTTTCATGTATGATCAACCCCATCTCAAAAAAAAATTCGTTGATCTTCGAACATTCGAAGAGAAAGAACGCGTGTGCATACGCAAGTCAGACGGAACACTAACCCTTGGAGATTATGTTGGGATGAATACAGCGACTGCAATTCGTGGTGAAAAATCGGCTACCTTCACCATTCATACGATCCGTCAAGATGGAGTAAAGTATGAAGAGGGTGTAGACGGAGATCCGTTTCAAGCACATGAGATTGGTAAATATAACTCAACAAAGAAAGGCGGACGGACGCGTAGAAACCGCCGTCGGAAAGCAACTCGTCGCTATTCATCGTATTCTTCCAACAAAATCTCAACCTTCTCTGCCCAACGATAATGATCACTGCGAGGATGAACCCGCATTTTCATTCCAACTAACTTCTTCTCTTCACCATTGGAATAGTAGACCGTGTGTTCAAGCACGGAGATTGGAAAGGGAACACGAAACCCTTCTTGAAGACGGCAGACGAGAATGGGAATCCATTCATTCTCTTCTCCAATCACCGAATCAAATTCAAATACAAAGTTGCCACTGGAATGGCCAATTAAATCATCCAGACACTCGCGTAATGTGTGTTGTTCTTCTTCGTCGTATTCCAGAAGACACATATCGGTTCCATCTTCAAAGACAGAAATACGAAGTGCGTAGACATCGTCGGAAAGAATGAGTGTGGGTTCAGTTGGGTATGTTTCTTGCATTTTGCACACACTCCTTGTGATTAATCACATAGAATCCGTTTTAAGCCATAAACTCATCACGCAATTCCGTAAGAAGTTGACCTAACCGATTTTTCCCCTTCCAACGAGCAGGGTTCTTTGCGAAGGACGTAGATGCTCCTGTACCAATTCCCCAGTACTTATCACGTGGATCTGCCTCTCCAATGGGGCGGTTCTTGGTAGAGAGTAGAAGTTCTCGCAATTCGGGATGTTGAAGGAACTTCGCACGCAACCCAGTTCGCATGACGTCGTCCTGTCGTTCTGCCCATTTCTCCTCATCAAAGTCCTTCACCTTATTTCCAAGTGTCTTGATTGTCTTTGTACTGGGTGTTTTGAGAATCTTGGTTTCCGTTGCGGCATCTCCAAAGAACTTTGCCTTTGACCATTGGTAGTAATGTTCCACCGTAGGGAAGGTAATTCCATCTACAACCATCTTCGCTTCGTATTGATTTTCTAGACCACGGAACTCAGTGAGAGTTTCGTTGCCTGCGAAGAACAACACTGGCTCTTCTCCAGGTTCAGGTTCTGCCTTCTTTGACAACTTCTTCTTTTTGGGTTTTTCCTCTTCTTCCTCAATCTTTACAAGTCCTGGCATGTCATCTTCCTCTTCCTCTACTTCAATGATCTTCATACGAGTTGGCTTCTCTCCACGCTTGAATGCGAAACTCCGGTGAAGAGAAGAGAACATCTGTTGATCTACATCCAGATTGGCCTGTTTGGAAAGGGAGGTATCGTCAAACATTTCTGTAAAGACCAATTGGAATCCTTCTTCACGGAGAATACGTTTCACTGCGTCAAAGGGAACAAGGTATTCACGCTGAGGACGCTCAAAACTCTCCAATTCTACCATGATAGAGCGACCAAAGCTGTCTTCCCAACCCTCACCATCGGCATACTCTTTTACGATCGTGCCCCATGTATTCTTGGAACTGGAGAACATATGATTGGTCTTTCCAAGAAGGAGGGAATACACTGCCTGACCGTCCATACATGTGCCAAAGAAGATGTCCTTACAATGACGATCAATGTTCTTTACAAACACACGGAAGGTCTCTTCATTCTGACAGGCATAGTGAATTGCGAATTGACACGAAACCACGTCAAAGTTTGTTTGTCCCGCAAATTTTTCCAAGTAAGGAGTGGAGGGGCGTTCCTTCCCATCTAAGATTCGTAGATACCGATTCTCTTGGTCTAGGAGCGGCTGTGTCATATCCGCTGCAATAAACAGCGCTGGGGGCATCGGCGCGGTCTGCCTGGCGCGTAGATAGCGAACACATGCCCCTTGACGAGGAGCTTCCAGATTTGATGCCGACAAATCGATACCCACAATAAGGGAAGGTTTTAAGGACTTCCATTTGTGCATATCCCCTCCGCGTCCCATCGCTAGCTCCAGCAGAGTCGCACCTTTCTGAAGATAGGTCCGGTACAACGATTCTTTGATTTGATTATGAAGAGATTGAACATTCTTCATAGACCGGTCTCTGGTTTCCAAGGCGTCTTGGTAATATAAGTCGTCTTCGTAGGTATCGCTTGTAGGATTACTATATACGACGCGAAGCATATCTTCTGTGACAGGATTGTGAATATTCGTCCAGATATCTTCAGCAGTCAGAACGGAGTTTCCGAACACTGGTTTGTGAAGAACTCGGTATTGATAGGTTTTGTCGTACCGAGTACGAAGAACATTCCAGCGTCCATTCTCCACATCGCGAGAGCATTCAATGATAGAGAGAGATTCAACCCGATGTCCCTCCATATCCACTGGGGTTCCGCGCTCGTTGACGGGAATAAGAATTTCGTGGGCATCGCGCGCCTTTGGAGCACTCGGTTGGAATGGAGCAGGACTACGACCTTCGAGTGATTGAGAAATCATGTTGGTAATCGGAGGAGCAGTATACTCCCCGGTCATGGTTTCACATGGGTACACAATATCTGTACCTTCTGCTCGGGTTACATAGAGAGTGCCTCGCACAAATTTTTGGAGTGTTTTTGGATCATAGATGAAATCGAGAGAATGGAGTTGAACAAGGAAGTCAATGGAATTTTGATGAGGTGGCTTCCACTTGTAGACAGTTGTCCAAGTTTCATGACGACGCTCCGCAGGAGGAGCAACAGCAGTATTCTTAGGCGTGAAGATAAGTCCGTCTGTAGCATACTCAAATTGCATATCTAGAATACGGCGAATTGCAGATTCCATAACCTCTCCGTCTCCAGCAAGGAATACTTTGGTTTCAATGCGGAACGGCTTATGAGAAACATGAATCTGGAAATCTTTAGAAATACTCTCCACGAAGAGACGTGCGTAGCCCAGACGAGATGTCTCGGGTGCGTCGTCATCTGTCGTCATGAGAGGAAGGGTGGACACGCGAATCCCCTTGTAGGAGTAGACATCAAAGATACAGAAGAGATTGCGAGATTCTAGATACTCTCCGTCTAAAATGTCTCCTACATGCTTTGGATCGGTAGCGGTAAGGCCGGTCCAAGAAAAGGTTCCCTTCCGTGTCCACCGAATAAGTTTACGATCCCTCGCAACAACGAGCATAGAACGCTCTCCGTCCGCCTTGTTTGTCACCGTGTAGCCAGTAAGAATATTTTTAGGTAAGCTAGGAACCAGATGGCGACGAACCATCGTCACTGGATTTAGAAAGGTGATTCCGAGACCCTCAAACTCAAGTTTGTACCGGTCTAAATCGGAACGAGTGAGAAGAACTGCGCTCTGTTGGTAAGCAGCAACGATTCGCTCGGAAAGTTTGAGAAGGCCACGCACAATAATGTCTACGGGGACATCGAACTTGAGAACCTCTATCTCAAGTTCATATTGAGGAAGAGTAGATAGCACTTGTGCGATAGTTTTTGTTTTCGCTGTCTTTGACTTCACAAGGGACATGTCCACGCGAAATAACTTATCTGGTGTTTTCCACGATTTACGGTGAAGAATCCTAATGTGATTCTTGGGATCTGAAGGCGACCCAGAAAAGTCCTTGCGCAATACCTGTTCTTTACGTAGTGTAGTTTTAAGTTCCAGATCAGGAACGTTGACAGTATCCTTCCCGTTTGGAAGGTACTTCTCCTTTCGCTCTACCACAAGATCAACATCTCGGAAACTGTTGGTAGAACACACCTTAAAGATAGTGTCGGGTGTTGTAACCACAACACGAAGACCATCGGGGTATGAGAACGTAGCCCGATGCTCCTCTGTGGGTCCCCCTTCCGTGAGAAGCTCAATTGCGTGGAGAATGCGATCAGCATCCTCGCGCGTGTGGATCTTCCCTGACAGAAGTTTGACTTCAAGCTCCGACGATTTGTCGGTTGCAGCAAGCTTTACCAATTCGGTAATGTTGCTCTCCATGCTTATTTTAACGCTAGCTTCTCTTTATTTCGTTTTCACATATGCCTTTCGCTCCAGTGCGTCGGCATCCATTCGTTTGCGCTGATCCATGTAAAAAAGAACAAGTTTCTCGATCTCGTGGAGACACTCATCCGAGAGTGAGTCCGTAGACACAAGGACGCCTGTTTGGGTCTTTGTATACGTATCCGTGTATCTGCGTATAACTTCAAAAATTTGTGCGTGCTCCTGTGGGTCTAACTTGTCCAGTTTCTCTTTCAATGCCTCTTTCTGTGCTCTATTCATTTGTCTTGTTCTCCTCATTTCGTCTAATCCTTCTACGCCGCAGCACGCCTTCTCCAACTTTTGCTGCTGAGGCGTCCACTGTGACAGTTCGGCGTTCCTGCTGACCATCTGCTTGACCAACTGGGGCGGCAAGAATGGCTTCGTCGCGGGTTTCTTTCTCGGGTGTCTTGGGTGCAGCTGGTTGAATCAACGTCCGAAGCTTTGCGAGTACAACAATTTCCTTGTCGCGTGGCTGGAACTTTGCTCCAATGATTTCAAATTCAACTTCTTGCTTCTCATTGATGTCCTCAAAGTCAGTGTTTCCAATGTGAAGGTCGCGAGGGAGAAGGACACGCATAGGCGAGACATCTACGTGAACTCCAATCTTACTTTTGAGTGATACAGCTCCACGAAACACTTGTCCTGGGTGAGGCATACATAAATCTGCCTGAAACTTTACGAAATAATCAAGACCTCCTCTGATAAGGTTCATACGACCAAGTGAGTAGTCCGTTACAACAATACTATCCCGTTGAACATACCCTTCTGGGATACAGGTTCCTTCATAAATGTGACGGAGTTGCGCAAGAATACTTGTATTGATATTGCGCGTGAGATACTTAGAATCCAAATGAATGGTTCTTGCGAGTTCACGACGTTCAAACAGGGGATCCATACTGTTCTCCTATATGTTTACGACTATTCGTTTTTTGCCTTCTTAAACTCTTTTGTGAAGGCCTCTCGGAGTTCATCTGTCGTATAGAGAACCGACAACTCTTCAGGAGTGAACCATACACAATTGTGTTCTTCGCGTGCGAACAAATCAATGTACATACAGATCTCTTCCGTAGTGGCTTTTTCTGGAATTCCCTTCCCTTGTTTGTCAATATATGCTCCGAGTGCCATCATGACTGGCTTTTTGTTGTCTCCTGTTCCACATACGGTTGGAAGGTAGTTGTTTGCCTTTTTCGGAATCAGACGTTCTGGAATATTCTCCTCGTTGAGTTTGAGCTTACTGATTGTGACCTTTTTCTCCTTCTCTTTTAAGCTCACAAAGATCTTATCCCGTGCGTCCAGAAACCTGCGAAGAAGATTCTGCTTCCATTCACGAAAGGCGGTTTCATCGTCTCCGACAGGTTCTATGTCTGGTTTGAATTTCTTGTATCCAAGCACGACATATTCCGTCTCTCCCTTGAAGGTTCTGCGATCCAAGAAGAGAACATCTTTTGAGTAGGCCGCACGTTCTGCGTCCGTGAGTGCGTGATCAAATACATAGGAATCCAGAATACGATCGTCAAAGCGTGTGAGAATTTCTGCTGGGAATTTGATGGTTGCTCTGCGTTCTGCGAGGAGTGTATCGGGGACTTCTGCGACTTCTTCCTTTTTCTCTTCCACTTCTAGATCTACCTTCTTTCGCTCCACAGGACGAAGCACGCGATCAATGAGCGTTCCGGTTCCCATTTCAACAGGTGTGATTACGTAGAGTTCTCCTTTGGACTCAAGAATAGATTGACGATTGAATGCATCGCGAAACCTGCGACCAGTCCGAATCGCATGCTGGAGATTGAAGATGACTGCATCCTCTGTGTAAGGACGCATGCTTTGAATCAAATCTTTCCTGTCCCAAATTGGTTTATTGACAAACAGATCTGCCAGCCGAGTAAGAATCTCATCGCTCACATCCAAGTAGGTAGAAAGAGGACGTACATGATTTGGGTCATCTAAATCGGGGACTAGCTCACACGACAGATCCTTGTCAATTTGTTCAAAGGTAGGTGCTAACATACGTTGAAGAGGAAGTTCCACTGGTTTGGACTGTTCCGATCGTGTTTGAGGAACGACTAGATTTCTCCAATCTTCGGGAAGAGTATTCAGAGTAACCTGAATAGGACAATCCATCGCAGATTCGGCTAGAATACGACGTACCTTCGCGATACGAATGGCTTTCTGTTCGGAATAGACACGATAGGTGTATTCATCGTAACATTCAACTCCATCGTCTGTGCGAACCACATGAAGATAGACCGTACAATTCTGTTTCTCAAAGGGAAGAATGGCATGACTACAGGTACGCAACCCACGACCAAGAATCTGTTCAATTCTACTCATGTTCCACCATGGATCTAACAAGTGAATCTGACGTACATACTTGAAGTCAATTCCTTCCGCAGTAATTGGACTTGTAATCAGAACACGAATGAGCTTTCCTTCTGCGTTTTCTGCTGTCTTGGACTCTGCGATTAACCGCAATTCAGTTTCTGTCAGTTTGGTGGTCAGAAGAACGTATTGTCCTTTTGGTTTCCCTTTGTAGGACGAATTGACGAGAAGATTCGTTCCTGTCGCAGATGTGTATCCGTGTTCTTCCAATGCCATCGCAAATACACGTACTCCAGAGGTCACGAAGTTGGAATACACAAGTGCGATGCCTTCTCCGGTTTCAATGCTCTTGATGATGCTGGCAAACTTTGCGGAATGAGAGGGAAGCGTTTCAGGTGTCAGAAAGGGTTCTCCTATGTACTTGTATGCGTCCCTCTCTTGCTGAAAGACATCTTGAAACCGCTTGTTCTCTGGAAACACACAAATGGTTGGTTGCATATACATCTGACGTTTCTCTGCTGCCTCTCCGTGTTCGCTCCGTTGGAGGACTTCTTTCTGAATTCCTTGTACTGAAGAGGAAACCATAAACGAATGCAAAAACTGAAGAGAGGTTTTCATGGGTTCACGCAGAAAGTCCTTCTTCACCTCATCCCGCAAAAGAGGCATAGGAGGAGGAAGACGAAATGGAAACGTGAATGGATTTTCACCCTTTACATACGAAATGTATGTTTGACAGAGCGAACGAAACCTGGTTTCAGGTTCTCCGGGGAGAATGTTTCCCTCTTCGTCAAAGAACATGTCCGCAGTTAAGGACTCGCGAAAGGATTGCTGGCGATCGTTCCAGAGAAAGAGGTTGAAATAGAACAGAATCTCCGAGAAGGAATCGTACATAGGAGTTGCCGTGAGCAAAACAAGTACGAGACCATCTGCGATTTTTACAATCTTCTCCAGTCCCGCGGAGACAGCTTTGATCGTAAGATCTGCTTGCGTAGATTCACGAATCGCATGTGCCTCGTCTATGATGAGAAGACGATTGTCAAAGGTCTCATGAACCCATTTGCGAAAGGATTCATCTGTTCCCAATTCTTGTTCGTTGATTCGGTTTCCGAACGTAGCATAGGCCTCCATTTCGTAGAACTCATCAATGAGACGATTTCCAATCTTTCGCATACGATCTAGGGTCTCTCTGTTCTTCCAGTTCTTTGGCTCACTTTCAATGCGAAGAAGCATATCCAGATACCGACGTCCTGTACATTGCGATGATTCCAACAGACCAGATTCATCGACTCGCACACGAGAGACATTGAAAATCTGATCGCGAAAGGTTTCTTGAACGGCTGCGGACGCAACTACAAATACCTTCTTGTCCTGATATTCTGGACGAAGAATGTACTCTTCTGCGATTTGGATTGCCGTACAGGTTTTTCCAGTTCCTGTTCCATGGACGACAAGAACGTTCTGAACAGGAGAATCTGGTGATAAGACACGCCGCAGAAACTTCTGCTGGCTTTGAAGTGCAAAATTTCCTCGTGACGTCTCACAGGATTTGGTTCGCAAATCCCGTAAGGCGTTCAATGATGCGGGAGGTAGATCTTCGTTTCGAATCTCCGCGAGTTCGGGATACGAAAGGTTCGCCATTGTCTATACTTGCCAAGTTGTTTCTACACACCAAACAAGTGCGTCTGTTTGGTCTTTCCACGTGATCGTACTTTTGATTTTTCCAGATACACCCGATGGGAAAATAGACCATGAGGATTCGTTGTATGTTCCTGGATCTTTTGGACAGGATGTTTGCGTACAAAGAGGGTCTGTTGTAGAGGGAAGTGGGATTCCATTGAGATTGACTGCGTAGGTTGCTGTTCCTCCTGTGATGGAAGGAGAGGAAAGGTTGTACGCAACCCAAAGAGATACATTGTCACCTGCGACTGGATTCGTTGGCTGACTATCAAACCCTACGAGAGTTGCGCGTCCTGTTCCGCAACTTTTGATGCTTGCGAGTGCCGTGAGAAGACGGAGCATTTTTCCTTTTGCGGTACGTTCTCCGTAAGCCACCTTGACGTTGTGATAGAATTTGGGCCATTGGATTCACACTTCTTCCTTCGTCACCTGAACTTTGTGCGGCAGATGTATTTTCTGAACCTTTCTTTGAACCAGTATAAACTTCTTTTTCTGATTCTGAAGTAGATTCTTCAGATTGTTCTCCTGAAATAGGTTGAGTGTCTCCTAAGCCGATTCGTTTCCATTTAGATTGTCGAGATTGTCCAGGAGGGGTTTTTTTAACTTCATAAAATGCAGATCCTTCGCCTACATTTGATAGTACACCTGCTGCTCCTGGTGCTGGTGCTGGTGCTGGTGCTGGTACTGGTGCTGGTACTGGTGCTGGTACTGGTGCTGGTACTGGTCCTACTGCTGCCGTTGGTCTTACTACTGATTGTGCCATCTCTGCACCCTCATCACCTTCTATGTCTTCTGCTTCTGCCGCTGATTGTTGGATTCTTTCTTTGATAGCTATCAGTCGGCTTATCCGATCGTCATCTCCTTTCGAAAGCGCAATATAGATATCATGGACAAATAGATTGAAATCTAGAATCGCAGGTTTGTTTTCTTTTAGTTCTGTCGGAGGGTTATATACTTGCAATGCCTCCAAACGTTCAAGTTCTCCAAGGATTCGTTCCAGTACAATGTTATCTTCAATTAAATTTGGACCTTCTGTCTCATTGTAATGTTTGAGACCATATAATTTCCTGAGTGTTTCAGTTCCGATTTCATCTTTCAAATAGTCCATAAATAATCGGATGG